ATTTCAGCAATGCGCGGCTTCCATTCCGGGAAAAGCTCCAGAAGCCGAAGGCAACGTCCAAGGTCGGCCGGATCATACGGATAGTTGCCATTGCACCAGCCGGCGCTCATGTGCATGGCAATGGCTTTGGAGGACATGCCGGTGTCGTAGCCGGCCATCCATTTGTAAATGTCGAGTTGTGATGCCATCACCGCCTCCCCACGCTCGCACGAAGGCTGGCATTCGTGGCCTGCCGCAGATCGCCATCCAGGTAACGGAAGGCGCGATGCCCGGCCTTGCGGTACTGCTGATGTTCAATGATCGCGGCGCGCTGGCGCTCTGCGGCGCGGACCATGCGCTCGGAGCGCTTGCGGGCGAGGAAGGCGAACCATAAGCTGAGCGGGTTCATGCTGGCATTCCCTTAGCTGCTGCATATGAAGAGGGACCACGGGAGCCCGGCTGTGCCGTTTGTTGCGGCTCCCGTGGTGCTGGCCCGCCGCTTCGGGTCGGGCTCACACCGGACTGGGCGTGTGGGGTAGGGGCGTGGGCGTCCGGTGTATTCGGTTCGTAGGAATGCAGGAGGTCGCCGGGATCGGTCAGCACAATTCCCTGTTCGGAAAAGTGCCGGTGGATGCCGTCCAGGTATGCGGTTGCCTGCTTCGTTGACATCAGGCGCGTGACGGGGAAGTCCAGCGGCTCCATCATCAGCGCGATCTTCTGTTCGTAGGGGAGGCGCTTGACCACCGCGTCGTATTTCTCGCGGAAGGTTTCGTTCTCTGCCCGGAGGATCGGAACGCCAATGGTCAGCTTGCAGTACGCGCGGACCTCCTCGACGCTCATGTCCTCCTTTTGCTGGGCTATTTCGTTCAGCCACAGCATTTGAAGGCGGTTCTGCTTCACCGAGCGCTTGCCGCCCTTGCTCATCGATAAGGTGAAGGGGAGTGGCTGGCTATCGAGGTAACGGTGGGCCAGCAACAGATCGCGTTCGGATTCGATGAAGCGCGTGGTCATGCCGCTTCCCTCAAAAACTGGTTGGCGAACGCCAGATAGTCGGCCGCCAGCTTTTCGCAGTCGGCGTGCATCTCGGGATAGCGGTAGGCCTTCAGGATTTGGGGTTCGGAAACCCCGTAGACCATCGGCTCAAGTTCCTTGAGGACGAAGATGTTCCAGCGGAATTCGTTGGCGCCGAAGATGTCCAAGTAAAACTTATATTGGCAGCCATTCAGATACCGCTCGGGATCGAACTTGCTGGTGGTCTTGTGGTCGGTGACGGCGCGGCCTTCCACGCCGTCAACCTGGCCGGTTACGGTCAGCCCGCCATATTGCCCATAGGCGCGCATCTCCCGCACATCGGGCAGGGCAAGCGAGGCATCGGGCAGGAGGAATTGGTAGCCGTCCGCCTCAAAGACGGTGTGCTGGCCATCTGTGGCAGTTTCCAGCGCCTTGTGGAAAGCTGTGCCGGCCTTCATGGCCTCGGACGGCTCATCGACAGTGATGAACCGCACAAGATCTTCCACGGTCGGCTCATCCTGGCCCTCGAATAGAGGCTGCCAGTTTTTCCACTGCCGATGAGCTTCGATGTTGGAAACGCGGGCGAGCATCACGCGGCCTCTTTCGCCTTGGCGTATTCAGATGCCGCCTTGTCGAAGGCCAGCCCGAGCTCGGTCGCGCGTTTGTGCAGCATGGTCTTGGTGACAGTGCCGCCAGCAATTGCGCGCGGCAGAAGTTCATTGACGCCAGCCGCGTCCTTGATCTTGGGGAGCGCATCGCGGAACCACTGCTGTTCGGCTACGGCTTCGCGCTGGTCTTCGGTCAGTTCGTTGAGCCGCGACTTGATGCGGTCGATGACGCCGGCCAGGAAGCCGTCGAAGTCGGGCGATGCCATATCTGGCACGTCCAGGGGCTCAAGCTGGCCGGGGTTCTTGCCGAAAGCCGCGTCGGTCGGGGAGAACCGGAGATGGCGCTTTCCGTTCGAAATGACCAGACGGCCCATTGCGTCGGCGGCCTTATAGATCTCGCCCTTCGATCCGCCCTGAACATCCAGACGTTCGATGATGTCGTCGCCGTTGCGCTGCTCATCCATGTGGGCGATTAGGACGACATCCTTGCCAAAACTGTTCAGAAGCTTGAGGAAGGCCGTGAACCGCGCCTTGAGCTCGCCATAGCCCTGCAGGGTGAGCGACCCGCCGCGACCATGCTTTGGGTTGATGCGGATGATGTCGGCGGTGAGCGTGTCGAGCGCTCGGCCGGCGGTGTCCACGATGACCGTCTTGAACGGGGCGAGGTCTTCCGCCGTGATGCTTGCGACATCGGACCAATCCGACACACGCACGGTATCCTTGCGGTTCGCGGCTCGGTGGCTTCCGTTGTCGAAGTCGAGCAGAAGCGGCGTATCGGCTGTGAAGGCGAGGGAGGACTTGCCCAAGCCAGGGGGGCCATAGATGACCGTGTTAAGCCGCTCGACCGTGATAGGCTCGGATGCTTTCGTGATGCGCAGTGCCATGTTATTTCCTTTCCCAGATGTAGCGCCGCCAGTACCAGCGCGCGTTGTTGACGAGGCGGACGACTTCCTTGGTATTGCCGTCCCGTTTCACTTCACGGGCAGTGCGCAGAAGCCCAAGGGCGCATTCCCGGCAGGCGAGGGCGTATGACGTCACGCCGCCCTCCTACGCTCGTTCTCGATCTCATCGGCCATCGCGCTGAACCGCGCGGCTTCGTTAAGCTGGTGCTTGGCCTCGGCGACTTCGCCGGCATCGAGCAACACACCGGCCCATCTGCGGGCGCGCAGCGTCATGGCTCTGTACTGGCCTGCCGTCAGGTTGCGCAGTTCAACAGGCCTCGGCATATCGAAGTTGTCGAGCGCTTCCGCTTGGGCGTATGCGGAGGTGAGGTGATCGGCGGTCATGTCGGCTCCGTGTATTCCGCAACGAGCCAAGCGCAGGCTGCTTCCTTGTGTTCGTGCTTTGGAGCGAACGAGCAAAGCATCGACTTGAGAGCGCCGTAGAAAGCTGACCGATCGACGCCAGCCTTCAACCGAAGGCCGAATTGATCGAGCGATCCGCCCTTGTAAAACAAGGTGCTGACGACCTTGTTGGCCGGCGTATAGCCGCGCCGAAATTCTTCCGGGATTGCGTCGTAGGGCGGATAGTCTTTTAGGTCTGCGCCAAACGCGCAGTCCAGATTGGTGAACGGCCGGAACTTGTGCGCGCCGAGCGTCAACGTCACAGGCGCGACGCCGGCTTGGATGCTCTGTACTTCCTTGCGAAGACGCTGCCGCTTTCCCATCACACTCCCCTCAGTCCCGCGATCTGGCGATCGATCCGCGCCTTGCGGGCCGGAACGTCCATGTGACTTGGCGAATAGTCGAGACGGTCGCGCTCGGCTTCGAGCCTGGCTATTGCGCGTTCCCGCTGTGCCGGCGTCATCTGCATGAGCGAAGCAATTTGCTCGTCATGCTTGCGCTGGTCTTCGGCGGCGAGGAACAGCCGGTATTCGATATCTTCGACACAGGCCCGCACGGCATTGGAAAGGCACCAATGCGGGCTCTGATGGCCGATCCAAGCAATGTATTTGCCTGCCGCCGGCCTGGTGATCACGCGAGTTTCGTGGCCGAGACGGACCTCCCAGCGACCGGGGCTGGTTTCGACGTAGCTCGCCTCGCTGGCGGTGGTTGGGGTGAGCGCGGTCATGGCTGGGACTCGGCAGCTTGGCGAAAGAGACCGTGAGGCTCGCTTTCGATGACGGCAGCGATCCTGTTGAAGTCGTAGCCCTCTTCGTCGTTCAGATGGACGAGAGAACCGCCTTCGTAGTCACCATCGTGATGGCGCAAACCGAAGAAGTCGCGCACATCCTGAAAATTGCCCAGATTGTTGTCATAGATGATGTCATCGTCGGTCTTGCCGGCAACGATGCAGGCGACGCCGAGACAGCAATATCCTTCGCGGTCAGTTAGTGTCAGTTTACACTGCTCAAACTTCCCGCTACGAAGCGCCTCGACCCACAGCTTGCGGTGCGCCCTCTGCTCTTCCAGGGTCCATGTCTCAGTCATGATCAGATCCTTCCGAATTGGAGGGGAGTGCTTAGGCTGCGAAAAGCGGACCGGGCAACATTGGACGTGCTGCGTAGGCTCTCGGCATTTCGTCAGGGAGAATTTGCAGGGCATGCAGGCCGCCCTTTGTGAAGCCGCACGGCTTGAAGCCAGCCTTCCGGTAACAACGGCCAAAGTCGCGCTTGCGGCGCACCTTGTCGCTGTCAACGAACGTCACCATGCCCAATGGCGGCGGTGATCCGAAATAAGCCTTGGAGGCAGCGAGTGCTTCCGTAATAAGTTCGGACGACAGAGCAGCTGCTTCGTTGCGGAATGCAGAGCACACCCAAGCGCCGGCCCATTCGTGCTTGACGTATTCCGCGAACGGCCAAGACGTGATCCAGAACGCTTCACCAGTGCCGGTACGACTATAGAGGACAAGGCATCGGCCCGGAGGAACAAACTGCGGCGATCCGATCTTCTGCCGGTTGTAATGTCTGTCGGCCAACGCGCGCGCATTAGGGTCGGCGCGATGGGAGAGCGTCCACCTCATTTTTGCGACTGCATGGCTCATCTTCTCAGTTCCTCATATTGTCTGCGGTGACGGGAGTTGGGCTCACCAGCCGTAGCTGCCGATGCGGCGCATCATTTGCTGGCGGTTAAATCTCTCGGGGTATTCCTCGATCTGAGCCGGCTCGCTCAGGAACATGTCCGAGACATCACGGCTCATTTCATCAAGGGTAATGCGCCAGACTTGGTAGCCGCGCGTATCCTTGATCCCGGCTACGATCTCCCTGGCTTCTTCCTCTCCATGGCAGATGGATCCGTGCCAGCGATCTTCTGGAGAGAAGATTGCGTAGGTGTCGTTGGCGCTCATGGCTGGGTGCCTTCGGCCTCCGGGAGAAGGCTCTTGAGGAAGGCGACTTCATCGCGGGCAGCGGCGTGGGCGCGTTCTGGCGCATCGGGTGACTTCGGGTCGGCGCCCCAACGCATGCGAGCGTTGCTGGCCTTTATGTACGGCGTGCCACGACAGAACCGTTCGCCGGTCCTATCAAACACTGGGCAGCCTTCGCAGTTGCCGGGATATATGAACAGCTCGCACAGAGGGCAGTCATCGTCGCCGGTCCTATACTCAAACCGCGTCTTCGCCTCAGCATTCCGCTCCCACTTCGCGATGGAAGCTTTCAGTGCTTCAAGTGTTTTCGCGTCCATCATGACCTCTCCTGAAATTTCTCTGGAGTGCGGTTGAACTTCGCGCGAAGCTGCTCGCGGAACTGGCTAATTTCTGATGCCCAAAGGGTGCCGCCGGCCTCTAAGCTGTATGGCTTTTCGTCTAAGGCCCTGCCATAATTGGCGTCATTGACGAGCGCGCGGTGAACGAAAATGTCGATCTCCGGGAAGTCGTAGCCGAGCCAGCGCATGTCGTAGGAAAGTTCACTGCGCAGCCTCCAGAACCGCCTTTCAGTCAGAGCAAGCTCGGGGCTCAGCTTCTTTGCTAGCCATTTGCGAAAGAGGTTCTTGCTCATCGTGTGTTCTCTCTGGTGAAGCCGCCGACTGTGCGGGACTGCGAGTGGTGTTGATGGGTGGGTTACTGCGCTGCGTATTCGTTTTCCGCCGCGTGGCACATGAGGCTGCACTCGACGTTTGGCTCCTCGTCGTGCCGCCCCCGATCTGGAGCCAGTTCGTCCAACGTGATGCGCTTGTTGGCTCCGTGGTCGCGCAGGAAGCCAGAACCGGGGCCAAGCACTCTCTGGAGCGCGGCCATCCGTTCGAAAGTCTCGGGGAAGTCTCGGCGTATCTTGTTCCAGTAGCCCATGCCGCCCTTGGGACAGCCGATGCAATTGTTGTTGCGGTAGCCGAGGCGATACATTGCAGGCAGTTCGATGCCGGCGCGCTGGATCATGGCTAGGCAGTCAGCCTTGGTAAGTCCGGCCTCGATCAGCGGCGTTTCAAAAGGCTGTTCAAAGTTCTGGCGACGGAAACTATCGGCGCGATCCTTTTCCTCGACGGTGTATCCGAAGACTAGAATGTCTCCGGGCTGCTGAAAGTCATAGGTTGGCGCGCGCTTTAGAAGTCCAGTGCAAGGCGCTCCCTGAACGCCAGCAATGAACCGCTCACGCTCCCAAACATCCCAAGTATCTCGGTATTTATCGGACTTCAGAACCGTGATAGGATGGTCGAACCACCGCCTGCAATCGGCTAAGAAGCGCTCGTTGTCTTGGTGCTCTGAACCAGGGTTGCTGTAGGTGATAACGACGCGGGAGCGGTCATACTTCGCAAGCGTCAGTTTGGTCGCCACCGCCGAGGCCGCGCCACAGGAGAAGCGGCAAACGATCCTGGCCTCCTTTGCATGGGCGCGTCCGTCTTTGAACCCCTCGCTGTACCCTCGCATGTAGTCATCCTTGCGCTTGCTCATCGGTTCGTCTCCAGAGCGCATCTGCTGCGCTTGTTGTTGGGGAATGGGGGATCACAAATGCTCTTGCTTGTAGGTGTCGGGATCGTTGGTGCATTCCCAACCATCAATGCCGCCGCCTATCCGCCAATCAGCAAAGATCGGGCGCCAGTACTCAGCGAAGCCAAAGGCGCGTAATAGCCATGGCGTCCGTCTCCATTCGCCGCGCTGCCTAGCCATCACTGCACCTTTACCGCGCGCATCTTCTTCGGGTTTTTGGCGATCATGTCGGCCTTGAAAGTGCCGGCTTCACGCTTGAGGTAGATCGCGCGCGCCTGCTTGGCGGAGACGGCCTCAACTTCGGCTTCCCATTCCAGGCTGTAGCCATTGCTGACGAGAATGTTGAACTTCTCGGTCGGCTTGTCGGCGGCTGCGGCGTTCATCTCTCGTCTCCGTGTTGACCAGTTCGGGCCGTGCTAGGCCGGCAATTGAGTAAGGAAATCGCGGGCTTCGGCTGTGCCGTAGCAAGTCTTGTCGGGCCCCATGCC